AACAGCATGATGCCGCTCCTTTCTTCTTATGCGAAAAACAGAGGCGGCTTCTGCCGCCTCGTGTAAACGCGATTACTTGCGCTGCGTGTTGCCGGTGAGGGTGAGATCGAGACTCAAGTCGCGCGCCGTCTTGGCAGACAGCAAATCGATGAGTGTCTGCGCTCCGTTCGTCGGTTCCGTCTCTTGTCCCGGAGTACCGCCCATGACGAATTGAGGTACCCAAGCACCAGTGTACGAAGCGATTGCCGAAGCGTAGTTCTTGTTGACCTCGATATACGCCTGCAACTTGGGGTCGAGCGCACCATCGGCTTCCATGACCAACCGTTTGCGCTCCGCTTCTCCTTCGCCTCGCAAGATCTGTTCGCGCTTGAATTGCTCGGCTTCGAGTGCCGCCAATGTAGCAACCTCGAGTTTTTGCTGAGCTTCGGTGACTTGCTTGGCTTTGATGATTTCCTGATCCCATTTGGATTTCATCGCCGACGCCTCGCCTTCCTTCTCGGCGGTTATGGCGTCCTGCTCCGCACGACGAGCTTGGGCCTGGGCGATCTGTACTTGTGTCGTCGCCTTTTGCCGCTGCGCGATCTGATCTTCCACGATCTTGTCGTACTCGAGTGACGTGATCGCCACCGGCAAGAGCTTGATCTTGAAGTCGGCCAGAATGGAGCTCTGTTGCCGTTTGGGCATACCGTTCTTGTCCCGCACGATCTCCGTGATAATCGTTTCCTTCTCCGCATTGGTCAGCGGATCTGTTACGACTGTCTTCACGGCTTTCGTGACATAGACGCCGTTCTCAGCCTGATCGTTGATGTACTGCACGAGCTCGGCACGGCGCTCGCCGGACGATTCGGTGGAGCTCATCAACGGACCGGCAAGATACACCGCCGAATCGATCATCTTGGACAAGGCTTGCCGTTCGACGCCCTCCTGAGATCCGAACGATCGATGGATGCGCAAAACGTCGTCCGGTGCGAGGGGCATTTCCCACGATACGGCGCCGTGGAGTTGGCCATGACCGCCATCGTTGAATCTGACCTTCTTCGCCGCGTCGCCATAGAATGGGTATTCTGCTCGGCGTGGATACTTGGTAATGCGGCCGAAGCCTTGCCATTTGAGCCCAGGCTCGACATGGACCGTCAGATTCCCTTTCACCGGACTCTGTACGACCATGATGCCGCTGGAATCGAGGTTCTCGAACAGACTACCGATTGAGAACAGCCCGAAAAGTAAGAACACCGCCGAGAAAACCAAGGCAGTGATTGCTCTTGCACTCATTTTGCTTCTCCTCCGTTTGTGGGTGCGACTTTACGTCGCAGTTTGTCTCTTTCCTTTTCCATGTCTTTGCGATCCATCACATCGTGAAGTTCCGTGATTTCCTCGACTAAATCTCGATGACGGAACAGTGGAAACATTGGCCGATTCCGAATAATCGGCAACATGATTTGCGTGACGATGATTGTAGCGAAGGCCACAAACAAAACGAACTCGACTATCAGTTGAAACATGACATGCCTCCGTTATTTGATCCAACCCAACCGTTCGCGGATTTCTTTCAATGTGGTTTTTTCGATTCTGCCGTTAAGGAATACTGTACGAAGCATCCCAAGTTCTTCTTGTTGCCAAGACACCTGCTGAATCAGCTCTTTATCGCCCGTAACCTTTAACAGTCCTTTCGCGGATCGCTTGATGCCACTGTCCGTTTTCGGGTCTTTGTATATCTCTCGTGCCTCGCCGTTGACTTCTCCGTAGGTCGCCTTCATAGCAGTTCCGAGCGTGTCCCGTGTTACATACTGATATGTATACGAACCGACTCCGAAGACAACATTGGTAGAAGAAAATCCAAGATTCAGCAGCCCAAGAACTATAGTCTCGGCCCGTTTGATGTTGATTCCATCGCCGTAGATGAGTCCAATGTGTGGATCGAGCTGTTTATAGCCCTTGCTATTGATCGTGCCCCCGAAAATATCCCAGAGCTTTGGTATCGTTTCCAGGATGATCTGAACTGGGTCTCCGCTGTCCGGCCGGATTACCAATTTGCCATCGCGTTCTATGATTGTTGGCTTGAGTAGCGGAAGATATTCTTCGATTACCGTCCAATAATCCCACGTATCGGACACCACCGACACGATCCCGGTCTTGTAGACATCAGTCAAGAGGCGTTTGTACGTATCGTATTCGCCTGCTGCGCCGTCCATGCACATGACCGAATGCTCTGTCGCGGGCACAGACCCTCCAATCAATTCGGCATCCGAGTCCGCAAGATAATACTCCTCGAGGAAATCGATAGCCGGTATGCAGTCGGTACCCGTGAAGAAAAGCAAATGCGCTGCGCCGCTCATTGCAGCAGCCTCGACACCGAACATCCCTCGCATAGAGAAATCATGGCACTGCCAATTCACCATTTCAGTCTCATCTGAGGTCACATCGGCCCCGGCTTGTAGAAGTTTCCTGAATCTCAGTGCCGTTGTAGCGCTCGTCATCATGCCCCATAGAGTCGTAGAGATGAGAGTCTCGAGGAAGTTTGGCAGCCAGAAGAAATCATCGTGTGTGTTCGTTATTGTCATGCAAGGCACACCAATCGGGCACAGAGTTCCCTCCGGAAGAGCTTTGATGTGGACAGGTAAGCGCCCCAAATCGTGTAAAGCCGCGATGTGATCGATGTTCACAGCGTCCTTGCCCAAGATCCCGTCGATGCGTCTCTTGTAATCACGGAGCACGTCTTGTTTCTTCTTGGCGAAGAAATTGGCGTTGAATTGCCTCTGGAGGTATTCGATCAAAAGGTATTGGATGCCGAACACCACGTATTCTTTTATATCTGGATCGTGGGCATACCGAGCCGTCAGATTGGAGTAGACCTTAGTCGTGCCTTTTGGGTATTGATGAACATGGTCAATCTTGTACGAGTCTTTCAGATTGATCGGCGGGATGTTCATATCTTTCGTTCTCCTCTTACCCAAATTTCATCGATTAATCCAGCGAAAACTCCATATCCTTTCGTAAACAAGCCGTGCGATACAACAAGGATAATTCTGCTTTTCTTGGTGACGCTATTCTCTCGAAGCTTGCGAGCTATCTCGATGAAGGTTCGTCCACCATCACAGATATCATCCACGATCACCAGATCATCTGTTGGAGCGACTTTGGCGTTCACGGGAACTTCACAGCCAATTATCTCGCCGTTCTCGGGATCTCTGATCTTGGAACATTGGATGATAGACACTGGTTTATACACTTTGGCCAGTGCTTCCGTTTTCTTAGCTGCACCAACATCCGGTGCCACTAAATGATAACGTCTGCCTCTAGCCCGTTTTATGTCGAAATACTCCCAGAATAACTCAACTTGTGTTACGACGATGGCTCTGTCGAACAGTGTCTCTGAAACAATCGAGTGTGGGTCGTACAGGTAAACTTTTCTGATGTTGAGATCGTTCACTAACCGTGCGAAAACTCGCAAGGACACACAATCGCCGATAACGGCAACTCTGTCTTGCCTCGCATAAGGGATGTAATCGAGTCGTAGTTCGTCGATGCTCATATTATTGTTCTTGAGAGCATCGTTCAGCATCAGCAATCTCATGATGTCCTTTTCCATGTGATCACTGTGCACGAATCGCACTTTAATAAGATCGCAAAAAAGACTGTCTAAGCGAACGTGGTCTTCTCCAGATGGAAATGATATCCACGTTACGCTTATCCCCTCAACAATCAGCACGAGTTTTGCCCTGCGTTTTAGTTTATATATTGTGCAATACGCGCACTAGAGTGCAACTTGTTTTTACAAATTTTGCTCTATCCAATCTGAGATCTCAGAGAAACTCATTTCCTCATCATCATTCATGTCAGCCAATCTTTCCTGTATATGTTGAGACAAACCAAGAGATTCGGCTACTTTTTTCGGAAGTAATCCTGTATTGACGTTTGTTTCTCTTCCTGTTGGTTCTTTTTCTGGATGGATACAAATTCCCCACTCAGATGATCCATACCTATTTTTAACCAAACGCCAATATCCATCTACTGCCACATCGTACAGCACGCCCAGGCAACAGAATTTGTTCTTATCGTTACAGAGCACACCTGTTCCTTGTTTGTATTTCCCGCTCCGTAGAGCTTTAAGCCATGCTTTCTTTACTATTGGATTCATTTCTAAACCTCTTGTTTCTAGATCCGACGACCCATAACAGGTCCCCGGAAGTTAAAAATCTCAAACACTTAGCTTCGTAAATCGAATCTAACTCTATGTCTCCGATATAGCAATCTTTCGCTTTAGTGTGATATGTGAATCCACTGTTCACTAACGTAACTTGATTCTGCCAATTCATAGGCGCGTATTTGTTCAACCGTTTCAGTGGGCTGGCACCAACAATCACTCCTAAAACTGGAATAGCCTGATGCGTGTCTCGTAACCCCGTGAGCACACCGCACAAACTCATGCCACTTCCAACAGGTATCACGATTCTTCTGAATCTGTACTGGAAATCTGGTTCAACCTCTTTTGCTGTTTCGTTGACGGCTTCCCAACATTCCATTCCAAATGGAATCTCTCGCCAGCCCAACCTAAGCGCGTCGTCTCTTGCTCGCTTCACAATTACCGAGTTATATCCAGCTCTGTGTTGAATTATCTCAGCTCCGGCCTCTTGAGCAAGCAGCCCCTGTTCGCTCATCTCGCCGCTAGGCATGTGGATACGACAAGGTATTCCCAAATGCCGAGCAAGACGAGCGACGATGTTGGCCTGTGGACTGCTTCTAGCTCCTGCCGTTACAAGTCCTTTTGGAACATCAGGATGAGTAGCCAAATAGAAACAAGAACGAACCTTGCCTCCATTAACACCGGCGATCGAGAACAAATCATCTCTCTTGATATATATGTTCCGGATCGCCGAATGTTGAATCTCTGTCATTCTCCTTTCCAGAGATCCAGTCCCTTCAACACTCTTATCGATTGTGTGAAGTCGGACAAGATTCCAATCGCAGTGCTCTCGGCAACTTTGTATCCTTCAATTCCCATTTGATCCAACAGATTCTTGTTAGAGATGTTTGGATTCTTGGCAATGATTTCTTTCATTCTCCAAGTAGCTCCAACCTTCTTCTTGTCACCCGTAGCGCTCGATTTGCCGGTATTCCGATCTTTTCCTCGGCGCTGGGCCGGAGTTCCAGTTTCTTCTGTGGCTGGGATTTCTTCGGTGATAGGAGCCGCTGTTGTTGACTCTGCTTTGATAGTGTCTGGCCACTCTGCAATACTGCGATCCTCATCCAGAGCTGTCACAGCATCGTTGAACCATAATTGAGCTGCCTCTGATAACTCGTCCCACTGCTCTGGTGTTAGCAAGGCTATTCCATCGAGCAATCGAACGGCAAACGGTTGAAAAGATTCTCTGCTACGCCGCTTGATGTTCGTAGCGTCACACAACTCTTGTTCTATTGTTTTCTCTGACATACATCACCTCTTCGTTTTGTACGAATCTATACTTGATGGAAATGTCCAACCACGATGTCCCTCAAATTTACGTCTGAATCAATGCCTAACAGCTCGCGCCAATACTCGTTCTTCGGTTTCTTCTCTGTATTATCCGGTGTGTTAGGATCCGCTAACATCGTAGCTAAATCTGAAATAATGCTCGGACCGTGTAAGTATTCCATCAAAACGAGATCTTCGTTCGTGTTATCAGTGAACAAGATATCTTGTGACAGAACACCCATATTACGTTCACGAGATCGAGCTAAGTCGTGGAAATGATTCCGGAAGCAAGTCTGGAACAAAGACATGAAATGTTTTGCGTTCTTCGCCGTTGAGTATCTATTCTTGCATATCAAGAAATATTCAAAAGCGTCCTGTAGAAGATCATCAAACCCCAAATGCTGTTCAACCCTCCAGATGTTCTTGTTTATGTAATTAACTGCCCAACCCTTGATTGGTCCATCAAACTTTGGATGGAACCTTAGTTGTTTTCGTTCCAAATCTGCCTCCTAATAATGCCTCAACTCCAACAATATCGAGCTCTCCTGGATCTTTGTATCCAGGGGGCAATTGTTCTACTATCGGATTCAATACAGATAAACGCTCTTGAAGCTTAATAGAATTATGGTAAGCGCCGGAATCTAGAAGTATGTGAATTTTGTAGATGTCTGCCAAATCAACGAGTAGTGACTCTTGTTCTGGGGTCGTTGCTAGCGTGAATAGGCAGGTTGTTCTTATATTATAGCTAATGCCAAGTATGTCAAGTTTTATCGCATCAAACGGACCTTCGCATAGGAATAGATGTTCAGAATCCGTTTGATTAATCATCAGAGAATCGTAATCAAGGAGTAATCTAGATACACCGATCCCGCCTACAGGATCTCCTCTTTCTTCTGCTTTGGCTTTGTCTTGAGTCAGCGACATGTATCGCAACTCCTCGCTCTTGTCTATTGATCTGGCCGTCCACGAAACTAACTTGAATTGATAATAGACAGGTAAGATTATTCTGTTCTTCCATCTTCCATCAAGGCAATAATGGAGGTTGTAGTAATTGAGTATGTGTTCCAGATCATCTCCGGTGAATCCTCTATTCTCTAAGTAACGAATGAACGGCCGAGCTAGACGATCATTTCTAATGTCACTGTACAAAGGATAGAAATTTCTCGGCAAAGATATTCCTGTTGCCATATCTAACGAGTTGGATGTGGATTCGGGCGGGTTGAACAAGGCGTCTAGAGTCATAATTAGATCATGTGTACGATCCTTCTTGCCTGCCAACAGACAGGCTTCCGCCCACGAGCACTTAATGAGGCGCTGGAGCAGTCGCGCAACGTTTTTGCCCCTGTGCGTGCTATTACGCCAGCACCCAAACCAACCTCGGTCCAAATCAATGCCAAGATGCATAGATGGGTCATTGTCTGCGCACCAAGGACACGCGACGTTCACGTTACCCCGAGCGACGTTCGGTCCTCGTGTGATGTATGGAATTCGATACTCTTCGAGTATCTTGATAATGTCTATCATGTCTCGATTTCTTCCGCGTCTATGAGATTCGCAAAGAACTCTTTTCCCTGTAGCCACGCCTCATATATCTTGATATCGATGCTTTTCTGCATTCTGAGGTAGTACACGAATGTAGTTCGTGTCTGGCCTGTGCGATACAATCGCTTCAGAACTTGGGCATGAGTTATTGTAGAACGAGGCATCTCGAACAATACCATGTAGTTCGCAACTTGTAGATTGAGTCCTGTACCACCACTTTCGTTGTTCACTACCAACACTCGGCATTTCGGATCGTCTAGAAATTTGGCCAGTGTTCCTTGTTTGTCCTTCGTTCCACCATATAAACGAACATGATTTACTTTGATTTTCGATAGTGCCTCGCTAATTATCTTACCTGTTTGAATGTACTCGTGGAATACGACCATCTTCCTTCCTGGAGGAAGTTCGTCTATTAACTCTAGCAACGCATCTAGCTTTGGTTTTTCGTCGAACTCTATTTCAAATTTATCCCCGTCCCCCGTTTTATGCGACAGATAGCCACTCGTTAGCTGTCGCAATCTGTTGTACGGGTTGTCCATCTTTTTGATATCATTCTTGGCATCTTTAATCATCTCTAGTGTTTTCAGATAGTAAGCGTAATTTTCTTTCGGGAATGGAACATCGATAAGTGTCACGATGCGTTCTGGAAGATCATTACAGTCAGATGCCTCGTACCGGATAGATCGATTCTTGAGCCGAGTGTTCAATCGATCGGTCATTCGTTTCTTGAAGTTATATTCGTATTGGCCCCAATGATTCTTTTTCTTGACAAAGAATCCCTCGCGGAACAATGTCATAGTTCTACCAAGCGTATTTCCTTGATCTACAATCTTGAACTGCCCCCATAAATCTTGAGGATCAACTCCAAGAGGAGTACCAGTCATACAAAATCTCTGAGAACAATGAGCAGAGATGCGGTTACATATCCTGTATGAATACGATTGTATGTTCTTGATTTTGTGTGATTCATCTAGAACAAGTGTATCGAACAGAGCAGAGAATGCATCCACCATTTCATTATCGACAACTCTTTTCTCCTCTTTTCCTACGCTCTGTATCGATGAAAACATCGCTACCAACCCGGCATAATTTATCACGTAAACATCAGCATCTTGCTCAACGATTTTCTCTAGTCGTTGAGTAGAGCTTCCATATAAGGGTAAGAGCTTTATCTCTGGTGCGTGTATTTTTGCTTCTCGATACCAGTTATCAATGTTGACTAAATTCGGAACACAGACGAGCGCCTTCGCTCTGTTTTTCAGGAAAAAATAGCGTATCAAATTCAAAGCTACAGCACTTTTTCCAAGACCCATATCAGCAAAGAACAGGAATTCTCCTAAACTTGCTCCGAGCAAGAACATCTCTTTTTGATGACGGAAAAGAGGTAACTGAAAGGAAATGCCAAGAGAGTTTACCTCGGCATTCAATTCATCGTCGGGAAGTCGCTTGATCCAATCAAACGTGTCTAGGGCCGCAGACAGATATTCTGCTACGGCCCTTTCTGATAGCAACTTAAAACTCTTTTCGAGCGAAGCGCGAAATCATCTCTGGTGTCGCAGCATCAAAGCCAACAACATCCATCATTCGCGGGTTTTTTGGATCCGCGATACTGAATGGATTTGCAGCCATACCGACAACCACCAAAGAAGCATCGATGTCCATCTTCTTCGAGTATTGGACCAACGCCTGAGACGGATGTATGTTTCCGAACCAAGTCTCGTTGTCGGTATACACGGCAAACGTCTCGAACTTCTCTTTGTTCTTGAGTGCGTCTACCATTGGTAGAGCACAATCAGTCCCACCGAAATTGTTCCTCTGAACAATCTTCAGCGCCTCGGGAAGTCTCGTCTTGTTAGTGATTGGCAACGGTTTGAGCTTGTCACAGAATCCGACAATCTCATAATCTGATTCAGACCGAGCAGTTACCATCGCCATCGCGGCCGTACCCATCGCATACGTCAGCGGCCCGCCCAGCATCGGAAAGCCCATGCTACCGCTCACATCCAAACAGAGCCGGACCCCGTTGCCGATTGGCGTGACGTTTCCAAAAGAAGCATAGAATGCCTCTTCCAGTGCATCCGTCACTTGCTCGTTGACAGTCCAAGTGAGCTTCCCTCGGAAGCCGTGACCAGCTTTGTATGTTGCCAGCGCGTACAAGAAGCCGATCGGGTGCATACGGCTTTCTTTGACAACCATAGGATCACTCAACGTTGCGACGACTTTCTGTGTCGCAGCCGATCGCGCAGAAACGAGACCAATCGAAGACATCTTTCCGAGGTTACGGACCATTGCCATCATCGGCATCTTTTCGAGCAGCGCCTCCCACACCTTCTTCTCGTTCAGGAGCTCAGTGCTCACGACTTCGCGAGGAAGATTGTGGGCACGAATCAATTTGACCGCCTCTTTGGCGTCGGTCGTTGCCATGCACGCCGTCGCCTGCCCGATAATGGCGGGAAGGTGCGAGAGCAAGTCCTCTTTGACTTTCCCGCGACAGGTCCAGTCGTACAGCGCATTATGCGCAGCAGTCGGCCCTACCGGGTGAGCTTTGCGGAGCACGTCCCTGTGTGTCCATCCGTCACGCTGGCGGTACTTGATTAACTGGTAAGCCAGTTTCTCCGGGTCACGCGATTGATACCAGAGACCGATGCCAGACCGAACCGAGCGACCCCACCCACGGAACGCCTTGATGTACTCCGCGAAGTGCAGGATGTCAGTTCCGATTCTCGCCACATCCAGAAGCCCTTCGTGTAGAGCTATACGGCGGAGACCTTTGTCCTTGATGTGTGCGGCGCAATACGCCAATGCGAACAGGGCCGGGTCACGACTCGGAGCGCGATTCTCTTTCGAGATGGTACGAATCAATTCCAACGTCGCTGCCGAATCGGCGTCGATGCACTGTTGGAGTGATTCCATGTTCTGTTTCGTGAGATTGCGCTCACCGATGTAGTACGTGCCGCCCATCGAACCCAGAATCAGGAATCGGGTGAGCTGTGAAAAACAATCGAGCTTATACGCAAAGCCACCAGCACTATTCGGCACTTGGTCAGAGCCAGGAATTGCCTCGGATTGAGGAGTTTCTTGGGTGTTGAAATTCTTTGCGTATCGACTCGTCATGATCTTGTCCTCTATTCTTTAGTCGGACTAATGGATGGGCGTGTTATCGCATCTGGGGTTTGTTTCATTTACAGTGAAGATAACCCAAACACATTCGGCCCAAAATTCAGTAAAACGGGCATGTTGACTGCTTCTGGGCGGTATCTTATGAGGATAACCCAATAGCATTCGGCCCGACCAAGCACGGAGGATCGCCTTGGGTTAGAGACTAGCTCCAAGCCCGGCGGCGGTTCCGGGCATGATATTCAAATCATGTTCGTCCCCGTAATAAATGAGGGCATGTTATAGCATCTGGAGTTGGTACGCCTTTCGGTCGTTCCATCATTTTCACGATGATAATCCAAACACATTCGGCCCTACTGTTCTAGCTATACCCGATGTTGGTTCATCAACATCGGGATTTCCATTTCTGGTCTTCGGCAGCAGCGGAGAGTGAAAGGGCATGTTGATTCCGATGGGAGGTAATCGCCAAAGGATAACCCACCGAAGTTCGGCCCTAAGTTCATTATGCTATAGCAACGCTAAAACGAAGTCAAGCGCCGCTACCGCTTCCGCTGCCTAGCACACCCGGCGATGGATGTTCTCGACCTTGTTCTTGATGTTCTCGATGGCATCACGGTCAGTGACCTTCGCCACCGCACCGATCATCATCTCCTCCATCGTGTTCCACAGCACGTCTTCCTTGCGCAGCACCGCATCGTCTTCCTGCATGAGGGCGAAGTGGTTGCGCATGGTGTTCGCACTGACCTTGAGGGCGTCGCCGCCGATCTTGGCCAACTTGCCACCGCTGAGGCCGATCTCGTACAACTTGGCACGCTCCACGACCTCACGGATCACCGCCGGTTTCAGACCGGAGAGGAGTTCGGCCGCTTCCGTCACATCGGCGTTCTGATCGATGCTGGCACCGCCATACAGACGGATCAGCTTCGCCGCCGCTTTCGCGTCCGGCTCACGCAACGAGATCACCGCATCGAGCCGACCGGGCCGCATCATGGCCTTGTTGATCTTGGTGACGTGGTTCGTGGTGAGGACCGTGATGATCTCCGAGCGCTTCGCCGACACGCCATCGATGGTGTTCAGGATGCTGTCCATGCTGACAGTCCGTTCACCTTCGATCACGCGATCGATGTCCTCGTTGAAGACCACTGCCGGAGAGTACAGCGCCGCAAACTCGAGCGCTTTGGCCAAGGCTGACGCTTGCGTGAGCAGGATGTACGTCCACCCGTGTTCGTCGGCGACGTGAGCCAGTGCGCTGCCGATCATGGTCTTGCCGACGCCGTACGGCCCCTCGAGCAGCACGCCACGCTTGAGCGGGATCTTGGCCGCGCGGCAAGCATCGCTGTACTGGATCGGGGTGAAGAGGTTGGTGTTGACCATCGACAGCACCTCGTCGCTGTAGATCAGGTCATCCGGCTTCGTGGCGTTGGGATCGATGAACTTCGGGTATTCGCTGTAGTTGATGTCGGACCCGTCCTCGGTCAGAGGCAAGGCGAAGGCTTTGCCGCGATACAGGCTGTTGGTCTTCAGCAACGCGCGTGCGCGCGCCGCCAGAGCTTTGACCTCGTCACGATACTTCTTCTTGACCTCGCCCGACAGATGAAACACCTGTCGGCCGCGCACCGCCGTACTTCCGAACTGGAGGTACTGGTCCTCGCCGTATTGGGCGATCTCGAACCGGCCCCACATGATCTCGGTCGTCTGGCCGTAGCCGCACTCGACGCTGATCGACTTGGGCTTGCGATCGGGGAAGAAGAAGCCGCCGGGGATGCTGACTGCTTCGGCCCACCCGTAGATCTCGCGCATGGCGAGCATCATCACGTGTGCGCCGTCCCAAGGGAAGCATTCGATGGTCTCGCCGATCTCGACGAGCTGTTCCTCTTCGTGGTGTCGCTTGGTCAGCGTTGCGATCGCGTCCGGGATCCGCATCTTCTGCGGATGGGCCGGCAACGTGATCTTCGTGCCGTCGTACTCGATCTCGGTGTCCCGAGTCAACTTGTTGATGTCGGTGCCACCAGAAACCAGATCCATGAGAGCGCCCATCAGCGCCTCACGGGCCACGGCCTCGGGGGGTTTTGCCTGTTTCTCTTTCGCCACGTTGGTATCCTCCGTTAACTTGGCTCCACCGCCCTTATGTGCGGTAGGCCACAATTATATATATAAAGTATGTCAACGCAAGCACCTGTTTTGATTATGTTTATATCAGAAAAACCTACCCTTCCTAATCTCTTCTCTGACCTCCATGAGTATTTCTCCAAGACGGTTTCTTCCTTTTCCGTCTCGTCCACATCCCCAATACCAATCATATGGACTGTCCTCAACAATCAAGCAATCGCCAGAGGTCATGAGCAAATGATGAGGATGTGGATGTAATATCATTTTCCTCATCACTGCCAGAAACATGTAGTTATCTTTCAGCATGTCCCAATTCGGACGAAGAGTTATCTTGGTCCGACCGTACTCTGCTGCAAGTTTCGGAGTGGCCAGATTGCGAATTGTTTCTCTACCGTTCTCGTTTTCTGTCTTCATGGCTTGATAGAAATGTTCTGTAGTAGGCCACTCCGGTCCGGTATCAAAACGTATTGGATAACGAGCGAAATTAGAGAAACATCCATATGCATCTCTGGTGTTGTAGAAGCGAATCACATCAGTCATTACCTGTCTCCTGGTTTAAGATGTCCCAATAGTTCGATAACATCGGAATGGAATCCAGAACGTATTGCCCCGTAGCGTAATTCTGACTCAATAAAATGCTGAATTTATCAGCGTCGTTTCGTCCGGCCGCAACAAACAACCGAGCCAATCCTAAAGCATGTTCTGCTTCTGTTTGGTTATATGTTATTACACTGTCGGCCGTGAAAATCTTACTCCAATCTTCGGCGACGTTGCTGTTATCTATTTTCTTTGACCCCGCACCAGCACGATTAGATTGTGATGCCGTGGCCACAGCGATATTTCTTTCCACAGCGACACCTCGGAGGTCCTTATATATCGTTCCAAGCTCGTGCCTGAAGTTGGCCGGGTTCACATACATCAAATCTGCGTAATCCAGTATGACTAGATCAGGGATGTATCCCTGTTGAAGTTCCAGCATATCTAGATAAGATACGAGCTCGCGTACAGTGAGTTGTCCTGTCGGAAATTGCTTGATGATCAAGTTGTTCAATCTCAAGCCGGCTTCCGTTGTCTTTGTCCTCAATTTATTCGCTATCTCAGGGTCACTAAGGAACAACTTTGGCTTGAGAGTGAAATCTTTGAATCCCATCAATCTACCGAGTTCGTCTCGCTGGAACTCGTTTATCAGATACTCTTCTTCTCTTTTTGACATGCCGAACAATGCTTGATAATAGCGTTGCGACATCTTAGGCTCAGACATTTCTAATGTGATGTGAACCACCTTCCTTCTGTCAATCAAACTCCGTTTTCCCATGTTCACGAACCACCAAGTCTTCCCGCTTTTTGGAAGACCTATGTATAGATGTAACTCTTTTCTTGCTGGACCTAAATTCCGGTCATCCAGCTCTGGTATTCCCAGCCAAAACGCCTCTTCTTCTTGTGTCAAGAAGGCAAGACTTCTATCGAAATCCAATAACCGAGTTCCCGGATCGAACAAACTAACTCGTTTGTCCATAGATTGCCGAAGTGTATCTTCCGCCCCGTCTAGGTCTCCCGTCGTTTGAAGTATCTCAGCAGCACGAAGTATCCCGTCTTTCAGCGATTGTTGGCGTATGAATTTCTCGGCCCGCCCAACGACATACTCACCGTTCAGTCCACCCTGATTCTCAATCAGATCTTGGAGTATCTTTGCGTATAACTTTGCTTTCTTGTCGTCCTTGCCTTCTAAGATATCATCAAACAAATCAGGAACATGCGTACCCGGAACTTGTTTCTGATGGTCTATGTAATCATAAACTCTGGCAATTACTCGACGGTATTCTCCCTCAAATAAATCAGCAGGAACAAGGTTACGAACAACAAGTCCGTATCTTTCATCGAAACAAGAAACAAGAAGAAGATTCTCTTGGAGCGAGATGGATAATCTATCGTCAGCCATGTCGTTTTCCAGCCATCCGTTCTAACAGAACGGAGCTCGCGCCGATGTTATTTGAGTAGCCAGGAAACAAACCATCCATGATATCTTGGATATGTTTCGCTCTGGCCATTATAGTTTTCGGAACTATTGGAATTCTGTTATAGTTTTCATCCGCGCGATCGTTCTGTTTACGCAAATCATGAACGCAATACATCAATAACATCCTGTAAATAGCGGTGAGTTCCGTCTTGGTTAGATTCGTTTGCCCCATCTTCTTTATTTGAATATCTAGTGCCTCTTTCGACTCCAGAACTAATTTCTTGATTTCCGCTTTGTTAAGTTGCATTCCAGAAGCTGATATTCTTCTTTTCTGAATAGACATAGAAAAAGCATTCAGAAACTCATGAATACCATCTACATCATCAAAAGATGGGGTTCCAAGTAAATAGGTCGCCCTAGATGCGATCGTCTTGAGTTGTTCTTGTGACAGTTCCGGAAGCGATTTCAGTATTTCTTGATATGTCATCACAAACGAAGTACCTATGCGGGCCGTAGGTAGTCATACGCGCCCGAGGTGCCCATCGTGGCCTCCCAAGGAAGAAACAGGTGTAAGGATGTGTGATTCGTGTTCTGCTATTCCATATAAGCCTAGCGTGTTCCAACGATCTCTGCCAAGCGATTACGTCCGAAGAGCGCCATTTCTTTGTGCACAATTTCTTCTTGTACCACGGGAACTGATTTGGCTGGCGCAAGATGCCTCTGATATCATCAGGCCAATTGTCTTCGATTGATCTATTTATCGCGGTTTGAGCGATAGCCCAATGCGACGTGATGTCTCCCGTCCTGTCTTCGTTGAAGATAAGGAGAGCGAGAAGGAATATAGTCTCGGTCATTAGAAACCCTCATGGTGGCTAGCCCAAAATTTCTATAAGCCTGTCTGCATCCTTTGGCGTTACGCCAAGTTTTCCATCTGTTTTTACGAAGTACGGTCTCTGTTCATCAAGAAAACCGTCGTTATCATCTACAATCGCGTATTTGACCACACTAATGAGAGTTTGTGATTCGAGATACGCTTTGACTTCTGCCCCTCGTCGAAAATCACCTATGTCGGGAGTTACTCCTAAGATCCTTGGATGTCTTAATCCTGTACATCGTAGGACATACTCGAGTGCCATGATTGGCATCAAGCAGCGCCAAGCAGAACTGATAACGATGTCCGTATCTGTCTGTTCACACACACGATCTATCAATATGACTTTCAATGGATCAATTTCATAACCCATTTGAATATCTTTTGCTCCGTTCAGTACCCCATCGATATCAAGAAACAATATTTTCTGTTTGGGGAGTTTCCGTGGGACCGAAATAACTCCAGTTTCGGTCTGACATTGTTCTGATTTGTTTTCCATTTTCTGACACCAGTTGATAGATTTTGTTCCCGGTTTCTGGGTTTATGCGAAATAGAACCAACTGCCCATCGTTCTCTGATTCGATTTCGTATCCTAACCCAGCGAACGCTTCTACAATGATGGATTGTTTACTGTTCGGTTGTGGTTTGCTCTTTTTCAGTTGTTTTCTGATCATAACTGATTAACCCGGCAGCCCCTCCGCGCTTCCTCGCGCGCTATCCGTGCCAGCCAGTAGGCGGGGACGAGTTCGGCGTGCTGGCCTCTGAAGTTAGATCTGACATACACAATCCAAACTGGCGCGCCATTGCTATCATCGACATGCACTGCCCACTCCAGATCAGCCACGAACGGCGGCCCCCACAGCAGCGGGTCGCCGCAGAAGTCGGGTAAGCCAACACGTGACTCGCCTGTGCTCTTGAACCACACATTTAGGGTTAGTTTTTTCCACCCCATCAACTCCGCGACCCGCTTGTTGATTTCGTCTTTGGTCATGCTTGCTTCTCCTTCTGCTCGGCCACACGGTAGGCGATGGATGTAGTGCTCTTATTATATCAACCTTGGCATAACATTTGATGCCTCTGTCTTCTTATTGGTGGTTGCGTCATTATTTTCATCAAAAACGTATTTAATATCAATGATTCGACGCAAGCCCAATATCTGTAACACCTCATCTGAAGGATTTGATTTCTCACCTATCATCAAACAACGTAGATAAGAGTAATCAATGCCAAGAGCACGCGCAGCCGGCCGCATCCCTCCGTACGTTTGTACGATTGTGGCGATGCGTTTTTGTAGAGAGATTTCGTATGTTTTTCCCGATGTCATATTCACTTCCTTTCAACTTTGAACCATGTATCACCTGCGGCTGCGAGCAACGCGGCAGATGATGCAATGGTAGTTATACACAAAGCCTCGTTCATGTACCGGATGTGACATTTATCGATAGACAAGCCGAGAATGATTGCTAGCCATTGATAGGCTTGCTGTCGCGTCATGTGGTTCTTCTTCCAGATGCGATCAAACATGTTGTGAGCCTGCATCCGGAGCGCGCGTGTGTTCTTGTTGGCCAGCGTACCAACAGGTCGATCTTGTTCGTCTGCTACGATGTATGCATCGCATGGACGACAGATCCAGAACTTTTTGGTGGTTTGAAACTTCGGCCCCTTGTAGATTTCTTCGCCTGCGACGAGTTCTGCTTGCCCTCGGCAATACGGGCAGTAAACGATGATCATTTTTTCTTCATCTTCCTGAGCACAATTTTGCCAATCTTTTCTCGAATTTCGCGGAGGACTGGTTTCTTCAGTGCTAGCTTCATGTGCTTGAGATCCCACTTGATGGCGTCAATGCCCTCTTCCTCATCCACACAGATAGATATAGGCCCCTCGCTCCATCCATTTATTTTCCCGTGCTTGTCATAGTAAACCTCGTGAATTCCAAGGCTACCATCAAGTGTTTGAACAACTCTGTAGTTCCAGGTCATACCATCTACCTTGTTAAAGTTCCTGCCCCCGGCCGAAAAGGTAATGAAACGGCCGGGGGCAGGTTACTCCACGCTGAGCCAACCCTGGCGTGGGCAAGTCTGTGGTACGCTGGCTCTACGCCGATGGTGGGACGTGCTTGGGGGAGAGCGAGGTGTCCGCACCATCTCTGTCTATACCTTGTCCATAACTATACTACCCGCCGCGCAGACGAGTGCAACAAGGGGCTTGCACCTCAAAAAACCACCTATGTATAGTCTTTCTGTCATCTAGGCATCTAATCGACACCTAGTACCGCCGAGGTCGAATCCTGGTAAGGCGTAAAAAGGGAACTGGGAATAATCCTCCGTACGGCTCAGAACATGTGTCATGCGAGGACCTCTACTCCTCAGGAGTGTTCGGGTAATTCCGGCTATCTGGAAGGGGGGTAGGGGGGTCTTTCCCTCCCAGGTCTAGAACATGCTAAGAAGAAGAATAGAAACCCGATTCACTCCCTGCAAAGCGAAGCGAGCAGGGAGTGAATACAGGCTGCGAAGCAGCCTGAGCAGGAACACGGTACACGCTAGTGTTGATGGATTGCGTCGAGGTATTCCGACAATTCGAACTGAATGATGCCCTCACCTGTGTCGTAGTTGATGGTAATGTTGTTGAGGATTAGAGCAAATACAGATTTTCTGTACTCCTCAAATGCTAGACCATCGCCTAGATGAGGACATCCCACAGCATCATCACCTCTGTCACATCCAGGGAAACCGTGTATACATTCACTCCATCTTTCCTTAGGCAGAGTACAGTACACACACGGGAGCTCTGATTGTGCTAGAGCTGCACGTAGACGTACATTTTCTTCTTGAGTAACCGTTAGTTCCCTCTTTACGTCAGCGAGGGATGTCTCTAGAAGAGATACCTCACCTCTCCAATGATCGTCCATTCCATCACACATACAGCCTCCTTTGTATACAATCTATTCTGTTGCTCCCGGTCCGAGCATTTCTCCACCTTGTCCTTTGTACTTAATCCACGGACCGGGAGGATGGCCTGTGCAATCCCACGATGCCATTGCTACGAGTGCGTCAGCAGCTTTCTCGTAGCAGTACCTTCCAGAGTATCCATACTCATCTACTTTCACGAGAAGGCCGTAGGTGTAAATGAACTTAGCTACGGCTAGCCAAATGCCAGATTCCGTGCACCTCGATGCGAGGTAGTTGCTGTTGTGGATTGCTTCTTCTATAGCCTCATTATCCAAGCATTAACTCCTTGCCAGACTCGTCCGGCAGTCTGCCGTTGATATATTTTCTAGTGCCCACGATTCCAGGCATTTTCTTGTTGTTGCGTATGCCCCAAGCTTCGACATCATCAAACTTGAAGCGAAGTGTGTGTCTCTTGTTGCCTGGGATGACGATTGCCGGAAGTGGATCACTAGGTCGATGTCTCCATGACCAAATCGACATTTGCTTGACTCCGAAAAGCTCACAAACGTCATGAATGGTTAGAAGATCGGCCAGTAAGAACGTGGTATCCATAGTAGTTCCTTAAATTGGTTAAAGGTTACCTTAGTATAAGTATAGCATGGTGGCACAACAATTGCACAATAGTTATACTACGTATCATGGAACGCAAAACTCTGAAATCATCGTCTGATCGGCTGAATGAAATTCGCGAACGTCAAGTAGCGCGCTCTGTCTCCAAAAAAGAAGGACTTGCTGGTATCAAAGGCTACAAACGTCTCTTGACGCAAGACGAGGAAATAGATGAATCGCAAGTCCCAGATTACGTCCCGCCCGTCAAACCACCAGCCATCGCCGATCCTGTTGTCAGAGAGACAATCATTCGTCTTATCCGTGACGGAAACTACCCGCTTACGGCAGCAATCGCTTCTGGCATATCGTTTGATCAGTTCAAGACATATCTCGAAAAAGGGCGGATAGGTAAAGATAAGCTCTATTACGAGTTCTGGAAGGATGTTTGCGAAGCGGAAGCCCATGCTGAAATTGAAAGATTGGCCAGCCTGAGTCAGCACGCCGACTCTGATTGGAAAGTACAGCTTGAAATTATGTCTCGTCGATGGCCGGAGCGTTGGGGCAACAAAACACAGAAAGTAGAAATCAGTGGCTCCGTTGAGCACAACGTCAGAAACGAATTTGCCGCCAGAATCTTAGAAGATCCAACTAAACGCGAGTTGGCTAGAAAGCTTCTTGGATCATATGGAGACCCAATAGATGCAGAATACACTGAAATAGAGGATGAATAATGGATTGTTATCACAATTTAGCGAAGATGGATGAGTGTTATTTCGAAAACAACATCGATACCAATTTTTCTCTGTTCCATTTGAAGTGTCAGCAATCTTTTACGGGTGAGATCCAAGATAATGCGTTGATAGATGGATGTATGGCGGTGCGTTCTTGTACAGAGAACATCGACACCTACAAATCATATTGTCTTCTAAGTGAAGATGATTTTTCTCTATCTATGAGACAAGCGGTTGTAGCGGATTTATGTAGGGGAGAATTGGACGGAATAATCAAAGGATATTTCAGATCAAACTACATGGCTCTGTGGATGAGATGGTTTGTTAACCGACCAGAAGATAAACTTCCTCCTAGTTTTGGATGGCATATTGATTCGGGTCCGATGCGTCATCTCAAACTGTTGTTGTATCTGAATCATCCCTATGAGTGTGATGGTGTTACTCAAATATTAGACTTAGGTCAAACAGAGCGAGTCAAGCGGGTCGGATACCCTATGTGTGGGTTAGAAAGAAGAATTAGTGACATAAAAGAATTATCAAAGGTGTGTGGATTCGAGTGTACTCCATCATCATTTCAACTAAATGCTGGCGATGGAATTCTTTTCGAACCGTTCAACATTTTGCATAGAGCGCGTTGGCCCACATTCGGAGCTCGATATGTTATTCAGATCTGTTTTATTCCATCCATCGAGCCAATCGAGGACGTTGGAAAATTATATAATCTTCCGAGATATACGAATGCTTGGCCCACATTCAAATGAAACAAAGAGCAGAAAAATCAAGAATAATCTTGCCGAACGATCCGGATCTTGAGTTATCGATAGGTAAACTGAGACAGGAAGATTTGGCCTACGCACTTCCTGGAGCGTTCGCGAATTATTGTAGTGAGGGCATCTGGCAATACGCTCGTCACTTTTCTTTAATCGAAGATGTAATGATGGAAGTCGTTGCCGGCAGGGTAAAAAGACTCATCATCAACATGCCGCCGCAAAACGGCAAGAGCAGCTTTATCAGTCATTATTTCACTGCGTGGTACCTGGGTAGGTTCCCCAACAAGAAAGTCATACTCACAAGCTACGAAGCGGATTTCGCGGCGTCCTGGGGTCGTAAGGCGCGCGACACATTAGAACAATTTGGCGAACGCATATTTGGCATCAAAGTAAGCCAGAAATCGGCTGCGGCCAATTTCTGGCAATTGGAAAATCATCAAGGATATATGGCGACCGCCGGAGCCGGAGGCCCGATCACAGGTAAAGGCGCCGACTTGATGATTATTGATGACCCCATCAAAAACCAAGAAGAAGCGTTGTCTGTGAACGCTACACAGAAGATTATCGACTGGTATCGGTCTACCGTGATGACACGTATGGCTCCAGACGGAATCATCATCATTATCATGACTCGATGGAGCTACGAAGACCTCGTTGGCTGGATTGAGCGCGAAGAAATGAAGATGGAGCTCTCATCCAAGAACAAATGGCACAAGATTTGCTTACCTGCTATTGCGGTTAGAAATGACCCTCTGGGTAGGTTAGAGGGAGAGGCACTGTGGCCAGAGAGGTATGATTTAGATTGGCTCCAGGATCAGCGGAAGTGGCTAGGAACTCATTGGTTCGAAGCCATGTACCAACAGAATCCAACTCCTGTTGGTGGTAACCTAATCAAATTGAATTGGTTCCGTAGATACACGACTCAGCCGCAGCGTGACAAAGTTGAGCAGATCGTATTATCGATTGATACGGCTCAGAAAGATAAAGAAGTAAACGATTACACTGTAATCGGTGTGTGGTTCATATTTGAAAATCACTACTATCTCGTAGATGTACTACGAGATCGATATGATCATCCAAAATTATTACTCATCATCAAGCACTTATGCGAGCATTGGCGCCCGAATACGGTGCTGATCGAAGACAAAGGTAGTGGTATATCAATTATTCAGCATTTGGAGCAGGAGACTACTATTCCGGTCATAAGTATTGATCCGAAAGGCGATAAGATCATGCGACTACAGAACGAGAGCGCCAGCATAGAGGCCGGTAATGTGTATCTACCAGAGGAAGGATCTCAGCCGTGGTTGCCAGATTTTGAACAAGAGATAATGTCGTTCCCCAATTCGGTGCGTAAAGACCAAGTTGATATGCTCTCCCAGTTCCTCTTCTGGTCACGAGAGTTGAGTTCTGGTATACAACTATTTTAGATACGATGAAAGAACAGACATTGATTTTTCAATTGAACTAAATCGAAAATTGGAATCAATTCTATTTTCAAGACTCTAGTAAAAGGCGAGTTTGACTTTCGAACGAAGGTCACTAAGCCAATCAGGAGCGTACCGAGATGTTTGAAGCTCTTAAATCGTTTTTTGGAATTGGCGTAGAACGCGCTGCTTTCCAAAACGACGGGTCTCCGTTCCAGATTATTGGAGCGTCCACGAATCCTCCACGTAGAGGCACGAAAGAACTCATCCAGATATACAACGATAGTCCCTGGTTACGAGCGGTTGTACACAAGGTAGCGCGTGGCGTTGCGGATACCCACTGGAGGCTTTACGTGCCGCGCGGAAAGACGGGGAAGGCCATGCGGTGTAGGTCGGTGCAGGGTGCTAATTGGGAAGTGCGCCAGCGGCAGCTCTTTGGCCCGCGCAATAAAGAGGCCAGCTATGACATCGACAGTGTTGAAGAAATCACAGATCACCCGCTTCTTGACGCACTGATGTATGGGAATCCGGAACTGCTCGGGTTTAACGTGTTCCAAACAACTCAAACTCATATTGATTTGACAGGAGAGGGGTTCTGGATTAAAGAACGTAATGCTCTTGGAGTTCCTATCTGCTTCTGGCCTGTACCACCGGATTGGATATACGAGCTTCCGACGATGGATCGGCCAACATACAAGCTGCGTCCGAGTGTCAGTTTCAATTCTGGGCATATCGAAATTCCTGCCTCAGAAATCATCTACTTCAAAGATCCTGACCCTTCCAATCCTTATGGCAGAGGAAGTGGTATCGGCCGTGCTCTTGGAGATGAGATAGAAATCGATGAATATGCTGCAAAGCACATCAAATCGTTCTTCCATAATCGTGCCCGCCCGGATTTGATTGTGAGTGGAGACAACATAAGTAAAGCAGACTCTCAGCGACTCGAGGAACAGTGGCTCAACAAGGCGCAGGGTTTTTGGAAAGCATACAAACCGATGTTCTTCAGCCGTCGTGTTGATGTGAAGACACTCTCTCAGTCTTTCGAGAACATGCAGATGGTCGAGCTGCGTAAACAAGAACGAGATGCGTTCATCAACGTGTTTGGCATCCCACCTGAAAAGCTCGGTGTCATCAACGAATCGAAGAGATCGACAATCAACGCGGCTGACTTCTTCTGGACGAAAGACATCATCAAGCCGCGTGTCGAAATGATAAGAAACTTCCTTCAATGGAAACTTGTTCCGGATTTCGATGATCGGTTGATCATTGATTATGATACTCCTATTCTTCAGGACGATGAATTCAAACTCGCAGTCATGAAAACAGCTCCGTGGGCCTTTACGCTCAACGAATGGAGACGAGTTGCGAGCGAAGAATCAATTGATAACGGCGAGAAACATCTCATGCCATTGAACAACGCATTCATTGACATTGCCGCAGGAGATGAATTGGAGGCTCCCAAGCCAACCGAGCCTGAAAATGATGAGGAAGACGAAGAAGAGGATGATCCCGAGGAAGAAAACGAGGATGATGCGCCGGAGGATGACGAAGAAGATGATAAGAAAATCATCGATATTTCTGGTGTCTCTCGTCGGATCGCTCATAAGATAGCCTCTCGGAGATAAAAAAAGACGAGGCAGGCTTTGCACCTCTGCCTCGTCTAAGAGCCCGCGCTGTGGGGGAGGCTGCGCGGGCTAGGGGGAAGTCACCCGGAGAAGATTATTGTAACCAATTCCCCGGTTTCTTGCTCCTTGCGAGCTACCAGCTCGCAAAAATCGACGTAAGCCATGAGCGGAGGATCTCCGTCCTTTAGATCCTCGTCGTAGATCTTCTTGTACCTCAGCTTCACGAGTTCGAGTGTTGCGGGCAACCGCTCGTAAAGAACGGAACTCGGGATCTTCGCTTCGTATTCTGGTGGTTTAGTGGCCTCCTTGAGGAAGAAATCCGTCGCATACGGTCCACCGTGATACGCCTCGCGCAAATACCCAACATTTCCTGCTCGATCAGAGAAGCCGGTGTACTGAGCGCTCACTTCGGCCTCTGTCTGATCTTTCCATCTCGCGTAAATATCGATGCCCATAGGCCCTCCTCAGTTGAGCACGTTGTAGCCGCGTCCGTACATGCACCGCTTGACGATGTTGGTCTGCTCGGCATCACTCGTGACCACTTGTGTAACTCCACCACTTAGCGCGCCATACTGCGCGCCTACTTTGGCGCCATAGCCAGGATCGCCGTACATCTGGCCCGTAATGGCACCGAAGGCCGCGCCAACGAGAGCGCCAGCCACAGCACCGTTCATGGCAGCGGCCATCGGATCGCGAACACCCGCGTAGGTGTTACACGATTTCAGATCCGCCTCCATGTCCGAGATGTTCACGTTCTTCGTGTCGATCACTGGACGGATTGGAGTCTGATTGGCGCAACCAATCAGACCCACCGCGAGCGCACAGATGATGAGCTTTTTCATGGGGGTTACTCCAGTTTTTGCTCCGACTTCTTCTTGCGAAACACTTTCATTTCATACTCTGACCTGTTGCACGTTCCGGCTAGATGAACTAGATAAGCTAGCACTAGCCCAACGAGAGCGAGCGCCATCGTCAATCTGGCAAACGTCGGTAACGTGTCCAAGAACACGTAACCGATGACTGCAATGGCGATGCAATCGATGGTCTCTTCAATCCGTCTCATATTGCCTCCGGGAAAGGATCTGCCGTGTCGTAGTCGAAGGTAGTCTTCTTGGACCCTTCCCGCAACAGATTCCAGACCGTCACGCACATGCCCAATTTCTCGAGCGTGACGTTCCGATCGTCTTTCTGTTGTTTGATCAGATTCGACTTGATGAGTTTCTCACGGAGTTTGTACACTACCTCCGTCTTTCTGAGCATCTCACCCGTCGCCAATTGATTGATGAAGATGTCTGCACTCGTCATATCCTTCTCAGCGAGGATGTAGTGCAAGAAACCGCCCGGCCCGATTGACAGTAACGATTTGAGTGGCATTGCTGCCCGGATGCTTTCTCGCAACCCGCCCTCTTTTTGGAGCAGTTCTTCGAGATCTTGCGGCCCGATGATCGACACGGCAAGCGACCCTCGCGTTAAATCACCGCACCTGTAACAGTACAGGTAGCGTAGCGCCGACGCTAAAGAGTTGGCGTTCTTCTCGCCTCGTATGCTGAGTATTTGGGCATTTGAACGCACTTGGTTGCGGTCAATTGCGTCAAACGCATCATCCCTCACTCCCCACACCACCATCGATTGGATGGTGATGTTGGCTTTGATGCACGCACGGAGTCGATGTTGGCCATCAATAAGATGGCCGGACGTGTTGAACTTGATACTGTCGCCCGTGATTTTCCAGTACCCCTTCTCCATCTCGTGAACGAGTCTGTCCACGGAATGGTTGCTGAGCCGGCGATTCGTCGGCAAGTTCTTTTCCAGCCATGCCTTAGCTAAGGCCGGCGTGATGGTGATAACTTCTGTCCTGAGTTTATTGTCCATTTCTTGCAATCCCCTTCTCTATGTTTTCATGATGATCGTCGTATTGAGCTACACGATCTATCCACCGGGCTGAAGATTCTCCGTCTCCTTTCTCATACGCCTCGACGGCTTTTCTTCTGCAAAACTCCTCCAAAATAATGATTGTTGTTTTATGTGTTTCATCAGCCATACGACCTCCAATTATGGAAGATTATCGATATGGCGACCCTCCGAAATATTCATCCTACGTTTTCTGGCACTGAGTACATCTACCAGATCCGAACGAGACATAGGACACATCATTGTATGTTCGGCCGAAACGCAGACGTAGAACGGATCTTTCTCTGGTTTGGCGAATGCGTAATCTTTGGGCAGCATCACCTCATTCATGTGTAGGTGCCCGTGTATATTGAAATGGAATCTTCCCTGTTGCGAAGGATGCACGGGAATGTGAGTCAGAATCGTCTCGAATCTGTGTGCACCATCGATTATCGTGTGTGGCACGCAACCGGCCATGATCTCGCAATAGGCAGCGAGATTCTTGATGTTACGATGATCATGATTTCCAGCCACAAGCCTGATGCGTCCGTTCAATCTTCCGACCGTATCAGGAAGATGTTTACGAGAGCCGAACGCTACGTCACCGAGAAGATATACGGTGTCCCGTTTCGTGACCACATTGTTCCAATTGCTAATGAGAAACTCATCGTGCTCCTCAACACAAGTGAATGGACCCCTCTCGGGAGCATATTCAATTATGTTCCGATGCCGGAAATGAGTATCTGCGATGTAAAAGATGTTGCTCATGGGGTTATTTGCTGTGCAGCATATTATACTGCGCCATCATGTACTTAGCCCGTGCCCGATGTTTTCGTTCAGAAACATCGGCTCATCGTACAGAGTGAAAGTCACGAATTCACCAAAAACATCGTTCGCGACCATCAGAGCGTTCATGTAATCACCTTCTTTCATTTTGGCGATGGTTTCTTCTTCTTTTTCTTTGCTCCATTTGAATTCGTCGATTTCACGCAACTGCTCGAACCAATTGCTCACCGCGCCCATGACGGCGTACACGTTTCCTTGCGGCCCGGATATTTCGTATTTGATTGGCATCAGTCCACCATCCATCCGTCCGCGATGATTTGTTCGGCGGTCATATAGCGCCCGCCGCGCAACAGATCTGCCAATCCGAACGTGATTATGTTCGCGTCCTCGAACATAATCATTTCCTTTCCGTCGTGTATCACCACGGCTGTTTTCAACTCGTGGTCCGTGTACTTCTTAATGGGAAGAAAAGGACCGTTCGGCCACGACTGCGGCGTGCGAATGAACTCCAGATCTTCTACTTCGCGTGTGCTCGCCATATCATGACTCCCGTCTTCGGATTGAACACACGGAGAATCACTTCGACACCGATCGCCGGAGTGACCCCCACAAAATCGCAGTCACGGAGATTGACGATGTCGTTCATCTCCTGCCCGAACCGTACCCTCCAGTACGGCCCGGATTGCGATTCAATCATGCCGGGCTTATCCGGCCGTGGTGCTTTGTACATGAGCTAC